AGGAATAATGATGAGTCGCAGTCTAATTGTGATAGGCATTCCTTGACTGTCGATAAGTCGTTCGTAATGATTAGTAGCAAGTTGAAGTGCGGTAATACTGAGATCCACATCTGTTGCTGGTCTATTTGGATATGTACCCACTGCATAAATGACGTTACCAACGCCAGGCCCGATGTTGGTAGCTTCTGCTCCGCCAAGTAGTGGATGCTGTGCATTGAATAAGGATACTCCATCAACTGTTGTGACATTGTTAGTGAATCCTTGGTTGAAGATATTCATTGATACCATTTCTTTGGTATATCGTTCCGAACGTGCAAGGGCCACAGGTGCTTTCTTGATGATACCATACTTGTCATCATCATACAGCTCTTTGCTAGTACGGACGGCAAGGCCATACGTGAGATGTACGTACCTTTTATCACCGCCTTGCACCATGTTCGTATATGCGACTGGTGTATTCTCCGGCTTTTCCTGTAGCGGGCCAAACGATCCGAACTTAGCGTCTTGCTCATATGCACTGTCCGATGTTTCTACGTTGAAAATCTTTGAGTATTCTTCTGCTCTTTGCTCGGTATCCACAGCATCTAGATAGATGTGATTCAGACCGGCGGCTAGTAGTTTTGGAAATGCACCACGTACTTGAGTAGGCATTACGCCTCCTTTCTTTTATTATCCGCCGTATAGTTGCTGTGCTGTTGGAAGGAAAATAAAACGTACACGAGCGTTCATGATCCACGTATTCGGAGTCCCGTCATGAACTGCATCTACTGGATTGATACCTGTTATCTTTAGTACTGTATTGGTTCCTGATACTGCGAGGCCCTTGTCTACATAGGCTGTGCCGTTGGCATCAAAGGTGATGCCGTACTCTTTGCCTATATCTAGCAAAGTCGGGGCATAATCAGCTGCTACTGCACCAGCACTATTATCGAACTGTCCTTCGAAAACAGTGTCAGATACAGCGCGCTCATAGTAATTACGCCCGTCAGTTGGCGGCGCACCTACGGCGATGTTATAAGCAGGGGGCTGATTAACTACAGCACCGTAGGTTTGTATTGCCGCCGGTGGCCCAACCTGAGAAAACCATCCCGGCGAGCCACGCCCGTTGATATTTAGATTCGATCCTGGTTGTAACGTAATTCCAAGAATCCCTTTAGCAACTGTAGTACCATCCCACCTCTGAACGTAACCAGTAGTTGAGAGTTGTACAGGAATTCCTAGAAGAAACGTTTGTCCTGCAAGTTCGGGAAGTGCACCAGTTAGTGGTGTATTACCACTAATTGTTTGCACCGCCCCCATCGGTGTATGTACCACAAGATTCGCTGGCATTTACTTACCTCCAGTGGAGTAGAATTGTACTTTACCTTTAGTAGCATAATCTACATATTCTCCTCCGGCTTCTTTCTCCATGAATTGATTTGCTACTCCTGTTGCTGCCTTGTGCGCTCCTGTAGCTGACACCGCATTAATAGCTCTAAGATGAGCTGAACGTAAAGCACCAAAATACCTATCTTTTTTAATCCTCATTGCTACAACATCATTTATTCTATAATGTCCTTGTGCATCTTCTTCAACTTCTACATTCAAAGGAGAGGCTAAATCGTCTTTGACTATGTATACAAATCCTCTACTCCGCATAGAACCAAGCCTCATAGGATTAACATTAACCCATCTAGCAACATAGCTTTTATCTTTTAAGTCTACATCCAAAGAATCCTCATTACTAAATGGCTTTGCAACAATGGGGAGATCTAGATCATAAGCTGCTTCTTCTGTCATCTTCTCGAAATCTAATTCACCATCCTTGGTCTTTAGGTTCTTCAAATTCATTACTTGTGCTGCGGCATTCAAATCTATTTTAGCCCCCGAAGCCTCACGCGCCATCTTCTGCTGAAGTGCCGCGGCTGCTGCTAGCACTTCATCTGCATTCATCTCTTTATCACCAATAGCAACCTTTATACCAGCAGTTGCAGCTCCTAGTTGTTCTTCTTTAGTGTGGGCACGCCAAGGAGGTATCTTATTGACCTTTGGCGGGGCTTTCGAAGCTGAAGCCTCGGCTTTCAGCTTTTGCGTACCCTCTACTAGGTCATCAACACGAATATCACGGCTGCTGTCAGTAGCATTAGACTCATTATCATGAATATCAGTTGCCATACTTCACCTTCCCATCCTCTAAAAAGCTCAAATGTATTCAAGCGTCTTCTTGGACTTAACCCAATCAGCCTCGGAAATACCCATCTTTTTAGCATATATTTTCTCTTCATCACTTATTGTAACTTCTGCTTCCTCACCTCTGCTGCCAGTATGTCCGCCAGTTCCTGTAGTGCTTGCTGCACCGAGTACAGACTTATACTTCCCTTCTTTGATTGCGGCATCTTCGTCATATCTAACGAGCTTATAGCAATTAAGTATGATGTCAGCATTTGCGCGCAACTGGAGAGGTTGACTATTAATTTTAGCAAGTACCTTCGCTTTAAATTCCGGGTCGCTTTTGTAGTAGTCCATGTCTCCTAATGTCTCATTAATCATCAAGAGAGCTGCGGCAGCTTGCTGGTTACGGATTATAGGAGCAAGCTTTTTGTCCATAGCTGCCGAAGGATCACTATAGAAATCTACCTCACCAGGAGTCTCTGATTCTTGCTGTTCCCTACGTTGCTGCTCCTCACGCTGTCTATTCTGCTGTGCAAAGAACTCATTAACTGCTTTGAGCTTCTCATCCATCATAGTTGCATAGCGAGCCTCTTGAGCTTCTAGATGCGGCTTCATAGCAGCTTCAAGTATCTCAGGCTTTATCTCGATACTCTTGACATCCTGCACAGCCTGCTGCTCTGCTGGCTTCTCTTCGTTACTGTCGTTCCTAAACCATCGCGGCGCCATTTTAGTACTCCTCATACTTTAATTCTTTTAACTTCTCACTCTGTATCTCTTCGAGAGCCTTCAGCTCTCGAAGTTCTTGCGGTAAATTTATAACCGCATGTAGTGCTTGTGCCTTTCCTTGTATCAATCCACGTTCATACTCGGTATGTTTATCGAATACTAATTCTGTAGTCCTATTGGATAGCTCCGCCTGTAGGTACGGTAGGAGTACCTGCTTGAAGTCCTCCTGCTGGTACAGATTGTAGATTCGCTCCCGATTGCTGAGGAGGTGCTCCCATTCCCGCTGGCCCGGCTGCTGGTAGTTGCTGCTGGACATTTGGAACCCCCTGTCTATTGGTCTTCATAAATATCGGTACAGGGATAAGAGAATTAATATCCTCATGACCATAACTTCGCAGAATGTGTTTCATCAATACATTCTTTGCTTTCATCATATCTATGTAGTATTGCTTCAACTCTGGCGGCATCCCTGGCTGACCTAAGACCTGAATTATTTGAGCATCTCCAGCATACAACCGCTCTAGATGCTGTGTCAAAAGTAAGTCATTTTGTTTCTCCATCTCTTTATTTATAGATGCTGAAGATGGTCTTATCAAGATGCCTAACTTCCCCGCGACCAAATAATCAAATGCTTTTGCTAGGAGTTTAGCATCTGTACCATACCCCCGAATCTTTGAGCCAAGACCAAAGTGTGCATATATCTTTGCTATCTTATCTCCCGCTCTAGTATGTGAGTTACGCATGTCTGATGTACGTAATCCAGTGCGGTTGTTCTGTTGCTGCATGACAGCAAATGTACCCATCGCACTATACACACCGCGCTTAGGATTGACAATACCACCACCAGACCCACCGATAGCAGGATCAATACCACTACGTTCCTTAGCATACGAATTAGTTAATTGCTCACTTTCTGTATGTACAGCATATGGATTGCTAGTGTCTAAGCGCTCTATCTCTTGTGGATCAGCAGGAACCATCACTCCCGGATAGAAGGTAAGAATACTCCGTAACTTACTGTTTTTGTTGATTCTGAAAGCAGTCGTATTATTAAGAGTCCCCGCGTCTGTTCTTTGATTATGAGTAGTTGATATTTCATCTTGATAGCCCTTTAGCATTTCTGCTAAACCATAACCATAGTATTGCTCGTCATCATATGCAAGCTTCGCATCTTCAAATATAGACAGATTTTCTGGGTAATAATTATAATAAGCGAGGAGATGAGTCTCACTCTGTAGATGTATGTGAGCACGTAGGGAAAACTTCTGACTGTTATGCCAGTAGTCAAACTCACATTCTAAGATATCAAACTCATCCCCCACGCCTTCTCGCACAGGGGAGTCTGTTATACCCTGCGTCCTAATCACGTACTCCTGCACTTCATCTAGAAGGCCAGTCCGGTCAGGTTGTGCGAGAATGTCATCTACTTTCTTCTGTGCGTAAAGTCCTAGCTCGACACGTTCTTGAAGTTGCCACCGTGATAGTGTGGCAATCTCAAACCTAAATGGGGAGTCTTCTAGCTTGGAGTAATTAAGATCCGTAACAAACTTATTGAGCGGGACGTTAGTAGGTCTTGGCCCATCATGTCGTGTCCATTCTTTGAACACTGGCTTATAAGCACCAGTGTCTATACCCTGAGTATCCACTATTTGATATTCTGTGACATACTGATAAGGGAGCTTTATAATAGCTGTTCCATTTCTCGTAGCCCCTGAAAACCATGTCTGCTCCACCCTATACATATCCAACTCACCCGAATCCAGAGCAGCATCACCCAAAAAGCCCTCTAGTATATCCTTAATTTCTGTACTATTCTCCTCCTCTGTAAGCTCCCCCAGTAGCTTTACAGGCCATAGAGGTTCCACCATATATAAAGACATAACCCGACTAAGTAGCTGATCGCAGTGAGTAGCAATAATCTGTATAACGTTATTAGCAGCGTTCGGCCACGGTGTATTCTTGACTTCTGTTGTAGGGACTCCTTTATAGAGGCGCGCATATTTTTTGAGTGTATTAGTGCGAAAGTTCTTTGTTCTATCAAGCCAATAGCGACACTGCTCCTCTACATGCTGCCACATCGCAGCATTACCATCTGTACCAAATTGTACTTTATTTAATCTAACTCTTGGCATCTACTACCTCGGGGGAGAAACGAGGTGGGAGCTTGGTACTAGCTGAATGCGTCGCATTATCTCCCTGGCCACAGATTGATAACTAACACATATAGTACCAAGCTTCCCATTATTAGCAGCGGATGGCAGCCACTACTAATCTTCAAGTCTATCTTTGATTCGATCTATCAGCCCGCCTCTAAATATAGGACGGGCTACTTTTTTCCCACTGAAGGAGTAGGAATATTTGTCCCTTCTGCTGGAACGAATACTACAACCCATCCTGTAACAGGAGTCCAGCCAACTACTGGCTCCAACGGAGCAGTAGGAGCCGGAGGAGGTAGTACTATAGGATGTGATGGTTCTCCGCCCTGTGGTGGAATCGGAGATGGAATATAAATCGGATGCGATGGAGCACCGGGAGGTGGTAGTACAATCGGATGTTCTGGCTTGAATCCCGGAGCAGGTGGTAGCGGCAAGCTATTATCAATATGCCCACCTTCTGGAATTCCGTAACCAGGATCTACTGGGCCACTTGGATATACTGGGCCTCCTCCTACATGAGCGCCCGGATCAATCGGAGTAATAAGTGCTAGAAACTGACGTGGCATACTAAACTCCTTGGTATAAAGATTCGCTCTTACTAGAGCGTGTCCATCTATTCAAACCCTCGTTGAGAAATTCCTCTATGTCTTCATCAGGTGGTTCAAAGTTCCAAACCTGTGGGCCATACCCCAGTGTATCTAGCACGTCTCTTAGAGGCCCATTAGGATAAGTCTCAACCTCCTCCATAAATTCGTCCTGCCCGCTAGTATTAACCCATAACTCATGTCGTTCAATAATCGGTATCAAAGATTCTATTCTTAGCTGCTTTGCATTTGCTGTCCTCGGAGTCTTTAGCTCCTTAAATGATATATTCTTTATATACCCATCATCTGAAGCCGGGTCTGTTACTGCTTGTCTGTACTCCAAATGATACTTGAGGTATCTCTGTGCTGCAATGGTTTCGAGGTAAACTTCATTAAGTTTCCACTGCTTGCAGAGAATAAATATTGCATTGATAAGCGTCTCAATCGAGCTGCTTTTCGCCCATACATCAAGTAGGTATATTCTCCTTGGGTCATCCATAATACCAGTGACAGTAATCGCATGACGGCACCTACCACGTTGCTCTGCATGATTGGGATCGACAATCATATAACGCCGCAACGTACGAGGCATTACATCTGCTATAGTGTCACCTTCATGTACATGATGCCTTATTGCTATGCGCTGCTTCTTATGTGTAATCACTTCTGACTCAGCACGAACAAACTCAAAATATCGCAAGTCCTTCTTATTTAATTTAAGTTCAGCGGGATTAATGGGCATGTTAAGAAACTGGCAAGAGAAATGGTATGTACCGAGACGTTTCTTCCATTTTTCAAGTTTTTCAATTGAAAATGCTTCAGGATATATTGCTGCCCCATAGGGGTGTAACTTACAACAACCACCCAAAGCGGAATGCGTGGTAAAATTAAAGTAAGGTTCATTGACTCGTATCCACGAATTAAGATCATTCCATGCCCACCTATTACCTACTACTAACTCATCATTTTCACGCCCACTAGAGTCTGCTTCAGGATTGAATGCTCCTACGAGGAGCTTATGATAGTCTATGGTCTTCGCCATTTCTATTTCTGATTCAATAGCTTCTTTACCTACCAGATCGTCCTCAATAATCCCATCGTAATGTCGGGACTGTAAAGCCCCGCCAACCCCAATGAAGTCGTATGTACCTTCTCCGAAGGAGTCTCCTGTAGCAGATCTTTTGTGATGCAGACTCTCGTTATTCCATGTACCACCGGCGGATGGTATAACGTCGT